TGACGCCGGGTATCACAAGGACCAACAGATGGCTTTACCCACCAATACCGTCACCACCTATTCCGCGGTCGGTAACCGCGAAGACCTCAGCGATATGATCTATCGCATCGACCCTACCGATACCCCGTTCATGAGCGGCACCGAAAAAGAAAAGGCGACCGCGGTGAACCACGAATGGCAGACGCAGGCGCTGGCGCTGCAGTCGACCAACAATGCGCAACTCGAAGGCGACGATCCGACCGCCGGTCAGATTACGGCGACGGTCCGCCTCGGCAATCTCTGCCAGATTTCCTACAAGATGGCGCAGGTGTCGGGCACCCAGCAGGCGGTCGACCATGCTGGCCGCGACAACGAACTGGCCTATCAGGAAATGCTCAAAGGCCTCGAGCTGAAGCGCGATATCGAGAGCATCCTGCTCGCCAACCAGGCCAAGGTGGCCGGCAGCACCAGTACGCCGCGGAGGACCGCATCGATCTTGTCCTGGATCATGTCCAATTCGTCGAGGAGCACGACCGGCGGCGCTGCTGATCCGTCCACGGCGGACGGCACCTCGATCCGCACCGACGGCACCCAGATTGCGTTCACCGAAGCGCGGCTCAAATCGGTGTTGTCTTCGATCTGGACCAATGGCGGCAAGCCGGGGATCATTTTCACCGGCGCCTTCAACAAGCAGGTGTTCTCGACCTTTACCGGGCGGTCCACGGCTATCGAGGAGGCGAAGTCGAAGAAGATCGTGGCCTCGGTCGATGCCTACGAGTCCGACTTCGGCAAACTCAAGGTGGTCGCCAACCGCTTCCAGCGCACGCGCGACGTCCTGGTGCTGGAGATGGACAAATGGGCGGTGGCTTATCTGAACGGGCGCAACATGACCTCGATCCCGCTCGCCAAGACCGGCGACTCCGACCGCCGTCAGATCCTGGCGGAATACGCGCTTGTTGCACGCAATGAGAAGTCCTCGGGCGGCGTGTTCGACAACACCACGGCCTGACGCTTCGTTCACCTTTCCGCAGCGCGCGTGAGAAAGGGCGAATCCGCCCCCCTCGAGATTCCGGGTCTGGTCCTTGCGGACCAGCCCGGAATGACGGGGCATATCCTGAAATCCCTCTTGGAGACTTGAGACATGCCGCTTCCAGGCAATCGTACACTCAATACCACTGATCTGACGGCCTACACGCCGTCATGCGGCGCGACGCCTGTCGCTGCCTACATCCGCGTTCCCTTCCGTTGCCGGCTGTTGAAAGCGTCCGGTATCCTTGGCGGCGCCATCACGACCGCCGACGGTACCATCACCGTTACGGCGAATGGTGCCGTGCTTGCGACGTTTACCGTGACGCAAGCCGGCTCTGCCGCCGGCCAGTTGTTTTCGGCGACGCCGCCGTCGCCCACCTACCTCAACGAGGACGACGTCATCGTGCTGACTCCGTCAGGCGCATCCGGTGCGGCGGTCCCGATGCACTTCTCAATCGCCGTGAGGGCCGCCTGATGTCGTTCTTTCCCAAGCATCATGCCTCCCGCGTCGGCGCCAGCCAGGCCATCGCCTACGACTCCAGCGTCGGAATCACCAACGCCTTTAGCGCGGGGACTTACCAGCTTCGGCTGGCCGCGAATTCCGCCTGTCATTACAGGATCGGCGACGGCGTACAGACCGCGACGACCGCCGACACCTATCTGCCGGCCAATGCGATCGAATACGTCATCGTCAGTCCGGGCCAGCGGATCTCGGCGATCAAGGCCGCCAGCAACGGGCTGGTTACCGCGACGGCGGGAACCCTCTGGGTCACGGAGATGTCCTGATGGAAGGCGTGTTGGTGCGGCCGCATCTCGACAGCAACGGCAGGGATCTTGCGATCGAGCACATCCAGGATGTCGAGCCGATCCTGCAATGGAACAAGCAGGCAAGGCAGGATGAACAGCGCAGTGATTGGGGACGCCATGTTGCACGCATCCCCAACGTCATTTATGTCAAATGGCTCGATGAGGAGCATGCGCGAGGCAACACCGGTTTGCGGATGTTCACGCCGGAGTTCGACCTGATCGTGCAGCGGAAGCTCGACGATCCCGAGTGGGCCTATTTGCGCACCGACAGGCCGAAGCTGCAGGCCGGCTGGTCAGCGAGGCTGCCATGACGCAGATCGTGGACTATGCATCGCTGCAATCGGCCGTGACCGAATATCTTGCACGCGACCAGGACGCCACGCTGACCTCGCGGATTCCGACATTTATCCAGTTGGCGGAAGCGAAATTCAACCGGCAACTATTCGTGCGCCAGATGGAGCAGCGCGCTACGGCGCTCACCGATCCCGCCTCCAGCGAGCCAGAGTTCATTTCGCTGCCCGCGGACTTTCAGTCGATGCGCCGCGTGCGGCTGTCGAGCGTGGCGGGAAAGCCCAGCCTCTCCTTCAAATCGGGGACGCAACTCGACGAGTACCGGTTCGGAATATCCGATGTTGCGGGACAACCGCGATACTTTACGGTGTTCGGGGACGAGATCGAACTCGCGCCGACGCCGGACGCCGCCTACACCGTCGAGATGGTGTATCGCAGAAACATTCCACCGCTTGCGACCAATGATCCGAACTGGCTGCTGACGATTGCGCCGGATCTCTATCTCTACGGCGCTCTGCTGGAATCTGCTCCTTACATCAAGGAAGACGGCCGGATCCAGACCTGGGGGCTCGGCTTCTCGAGCGCGCTGAACGACCTCAACAATCTCGGGCTGACATCGACGTTCAACGCCGGGCCGATGACGGTTCACGTCTCGGGCCAGGTCATCTAGGGAAATCCACGCATGGCTTCGTTCAACAAATTCAACTGCTTCGTGCTCGACGTCGCTAACGCGCTGCACGATATGAAAACCGGCACCGCTCACGTGTACAGGATTTACCTGACCAACACGGCGCCGGTGGCAACGAACACGGTCTACAATACGCCGGCCGACCTCGCGACCGCGAACGGCTACACCGCGGGCGGGGTAAGCGTAGGCACCATCACCGGTGCGCAGACCTCCGGTACGTTCAAGTTTACGGGCGGAAGCGACCCGGCGTGGACGGCGTCCGGCGGATCCATCGGTCCGTTTCAATATGCGGTGCTCTACAACTTCACCTCGCCGACAAAGCCGTTGATCGGCTGGTGGGACTACGGCACGGCGATCACGCTAACCAACGGAAATACGTTCACGGTCGATATCGACCAGACGAACGGCATCTTGACGATTACCTGACATGGCAGCTTTTCTCAACGCGTGCCGATTCAATCCGACGGCCGGTGGCACCACGGACTGGACCTATTCGTCGGCGGTCAATGGCTACCAAAGTCCGGCAGCCGCCAATGTCGTCAACGGCAGACTCTACAAGTATCGCGCCGAGAGCGCCGATCTCAGCCAATGGGAGTTGGGGGAGGGGACCTACAGCGGCGGCGTGCTGACCCGTACGACCGTGTTATTCAATTCCTCCGGTACCACCTCGAAAATCAATTTCTCAACAATTCCGCAGGTCGCCGTGGTGGCGCTGAAGGAAGACCTGATCTCTATAGAAGAAGCCAATGCGTTTACTGCGGCCCAGAAGGCTCAGGCCAGAACCAACATCGGCATGGCCGACGGGCATATTCCAGGCGAGGTGTCCAACAACTCGGCTGCTGCCGGTGAGATTGGCGAATACATTTCCATAACCGGAAGCGGGCCGCTCACAAGCGGTGTGACGATAAATATGGTGTCCATCTCGGTCCCGGCTGGCGATTGGGAAGTATTCGGACACAACTTTATCGCCGGCGGCGGTGCAACGAGCATGACCAACTTCACGATGTCGATCAGCACAGTCTCGGGAACGCAAAACATGAGCACTGTGGACCGCTTCAATCAGCTTCGTAATGCTGGCGGAATAAGCGATCCGTTTATGACGGTTGCATGTGGACCGCTTCGCATGTCTTTTTCATCGACCACGACGGTCTATCTCGTGTTTGTCGCGACGTTTTCGAACGTCCTGAACTACTCGGCTGCGTTACGTTGCAGGAGGGCTCGCTAGTGGCGCACAATTCGAAGCAAATTCCGCTTGCGGTGGAGCATATTCGGCCCGGTTTGAAGCTTGGAGAGGACTTTGATTTGGCCGATCGCGGCGACGGCAATGGACCATTCATGTCGGCCTGGAACCGGGATGACCTCGCGGCTCCAACGATAGCAGAAATCGAGGAATTCGGTACGGACGCGCTGCTGAAGGACCGATCAAGGTTCCTTTCCCGCGAGCTGATCGCAGATGATTACACCAACATCGCGCGGGCAACGAGCTCGAGCCCGGCGTCTGGATTGTCGTGGGCCGTGCTGCTCGCGGAAGGCGACGCGTTGATTTCGTTTCCTGCAGAATGGTTCAAACAAGGATGGGCCGGCATGTCGCAAGTCCTTGGCGCTGAACGCGCCAGCGCTATCGCACACGCGGTCTAAAAAATGTCACTTCTCGGCTTTGATGCACCCGGGCGCCTCGCGCTCGGGCAGCTTTCCACCATTGGGTTGACCAATACTGTCCTGACAGCGACTTCGCGCGCTCACGCGGTTGCGGGGCAGGTCGCAGCTTTCAAGGTACTACAAGCCGGCGGCGCGGCTGCGTTTCTGACAGCAGGTAACGGGGCCATCCTTCGTACCGTTCTCGTCGCTTCACCCAGTGCTTACCTGGCGGTGGGTGGGAGCCTGATATTTCAGCCTCGGCTTTCGGCCATTGCCGGCGGTTGTTCCGTTGGCGCCAACGCCGCAGCGTTTGCTACGAAAATGCTGTCGTCTGCGACGTCCTTCTCGATTTCAGGGCAAACCGTCAGATTCGGACCGTCGATAGCTTCGTCCGCGGGAGCTTATACCGTCGTCGGCTTCGGCACAGGTTATACGCGCGACTTCGAAGCCTGGTTTCCCCGCCCGTTCGACACCGATAACTGGGTTGCCGGTGAGAGCAACAGTGAAGCCTGGATGCCGAAAGCGTTGCAGGCGGAAACATGGTCCGCGCAGACAACGCAGCCTGCACCATGGACGCCTGCCGTCAAGCATCCCGAGAACTGGACAACCGAATAATGCCGCTCATTCCCTTCGGCGAGTATCGCCCCGACGTCAGCGATTATGAAGGCCAGGCCACCAGGAATATCCGCAATGTAATTCCGCGTGGCGATGGTTATGGACCGTTCCCGGGCTTGTCGACCTACACATCGGCCTTGCCGTCTGCCTGCCGTGGCGCGTTCTACGCTCTGAAATATGACGGGACTGTCGTCACCTTTGCCGGCACGTCTACGGTATCGGGATCAAAACTCTACAAGCTCGATAACACCAACTATACATGGACCGATGTTTCGCTAGGGACTGGAACCTATTCGGCGTTGACCACAACGGCGCAATGGCAGTTCGCGCAATTCGGCAATCTGGTGTTCGCTACTCAGGCCAATGCGGCTTTGCAGGTGTTCGACCTGCTCTCTTCGTCGACATTTGCGAATTGCGACGGTTCGCCGCCGCAGGCCGCTTATGTATCCGTCGTGGGCAGGTTCCTTGTGCTGTCCGGCTTGCTTTCCAATCCGTACCGTATCCACTGGTCAGGATTGAATGCGACAACGACATGGACCAGCGGGACGAACTCCAGCGACTATCAGGACTTTCCCGACGGCGGCATCGTCCGCGGCGTAGCGGGTGGCGAGTACGGGATCGTGTTTCAGGATCAGGCGATCCGGCGCATGTCCTACGTGCCGGGCTCTCCGTTGATTTTCCAGATCGACCGCATCACGCAGGACAAGGGTCTATTCGCGCCATACTCGATTATCCGGGTGAACGCATCTTCTTTTATGCCGGCCAGGGCTTTCACAAGATCGAGCCCGGCGGGGTACCCGAGCAGATTGGCCGCGAAAAAGTCGATCGAAGCTTCCTTGCCGATCTGGACAAGGGCAATCTGCAGTTGTTCATTGGTGCGGCCGACCCGCGAAGCACGCGCGTTTACTGGGCCTACAAGTCCGTGTCGGGCGCCGTCGGCACCGTCTACGACAAACTGCTGGGCTATGATTTCCTGCTCGACCGGTTTTTTCCGGTGTCTGTTTCGGGTGAATATTTGCTGGGCATCTCACAGACGGGGCTCACCCTCGAGAATCTCGACAGCATTTCCTCTTCGCTGGACGCCCTGACGCTGAGCCTGGAT